GGACAATCCCTATCTTCCCGAGGGATTCATTGAATCACTTCTTGACTCGTACACTGCCGAGTGGCAGGCACAGGAAGTAGAGGGTGAGTTTCTTGACCCGATGGGTGCGCTGTTTCGTCGGGATTGGTTTCGTATTGTGGCATCCGCTCCAGAGAATCTTCAGTGGGTACGATATTGGGATTTGGCAGCATCAGTAAAGACTACTGCCGACTTCACAGCGTCCGTTGCTATTGCAATGGATGACGATGGCAATTTATACTTGAAAGAGGGAATCCACCTCCGAGCGGAGTGGCCCGATGTGCAAAAGATTATGATACGCACGATGCTGGAAGAGGAACACACCTTCCACTACATTGAAGAAGCCTTGCATGGTCTTGCGGCCATTCAAGAATTGATGCGTATCAAAGAGATTGCACATATTCACATTGGGGGAATCCGTGTCGTTAAGGATAAAGTGCAACGAGCTATGGCATGGGCAAGTAGGGCAGAACAGGGTAAAGTGCATATTGTCGCAGGATCGTGGATGAATGAGTTCTTGGATGAAGTCACCATGTTTCCAATGGGGCGACACGATGACTACGTTGACGCTGTATCTGGTGCAATGCCGATGCTTGGCAGTGGAGGAAAGTTACTACTATGGGGTTAAAGTCAATTCCGATAGAAGCGTTTCCGCCAAGCTATTGGCGAGTGCTTGAAGGGAAGCTTGATGAGTCTGGCCCAATCTCTGCAACACATGCGTACCGCAACGTACCGGTGATGCGATCTGCCATTGAGCTACGAGCGCACGCAGTCAGCAACTTGCCATACATCATCATGCAAGGCGACGAAGACGTTTCGTTTAAGCCGGAAATCGTAACGTTTATGCGAACGTTGCGTCCACTGCTTCGCAAAATTGAACTGAATCTCTGTTTGTTTGGCTCGGCGTATTTGCTTATTGAGCGCAACAAGTATGGTCTGAATGGGAAACTTCGGAGTATCCTGCCACTCACTATCAATCCTCTATACAATGAAACCGATGGCTTAATTGGATTTAAGCGTGTTATTGGCAACAAAGAGTACAAACTGTCTACCAAAGATGTTGTGTATTTTTGGATGGATAACGTAGAAGCAGAGGTCGGCCCTGGGCCAGCACCTGCCGAAACGGCATTGCGATCTGCAAGCACGTTGTACTTTCTTGACACATTCCTGCAAAACTTTTGGAGTCGTGGCGCAATTAAAGCTACGTTGCTCACCGTCAATGGCCCAACTCAACAGTCTGAAATGGACAAGTTGGAGAATTGGTGGAAACGGTTTATGTCAGGGGTAAAGAACTCCTGGAACACCGTAGCCATCCGTTCGGATGTCAAGCCGGTCGTGGTAGGTGACACACTTAAGGATACCGTCAATCCAGAACTCACCGAACAGTCACGCACAGACACATTGACGGCGTTTGGCGTGCCACACTCGTTGGTACTAAGCAACGCTGCCACCTATGCCACTGCCAACGTAGACCGCCTTGCGTTCTACGAAGACACGGTCGTGCCGCAGGCACAGATGATTTGCGATGCACTGAATGAGCAACTGTTAGAGCGTGCCAATCTTCGTATTGTGCCACGGCCAGACAAGCTGGAAACCTATCAACGCAACGAGTTAGACAAAGCACAGGGCGTAATTCAGCTGACCGGCAGTCCTATCCTTACGGTCAATGAAGCGCGTGACATGATGGGGTATGGCCCAATCGAACAAGCACCAATGAACATTGATGACAAGTTTGACCAACCAGAAGAAATCATCAACGCCACTGCGCCACGCATTGTTGATGAAACTCCCGAGCCGGTGTCCACCGTTCCGGAAAAGCTGACAAAGTCACTTGCAAGTACGGCTTCGATTGACCTTAATCGCTGGAAAGCAAAAGCCATTAAGAGCATTAAGTCAGGGCGATCTGCGGACGTGCGCTTTGAGTCTACAGACATTCCGTACACCGATAGCTGTCACTTAAAGCACTTGCTGTCAGAAGCAGATTGTACCGATGCGGTCAGCCACATTTTCAAGGCGTTCAAGTCTGCCCCAGGAGAATCGCTGACACCGGATGAGCAAGAACTGTATGACATTCTATCCAAAGCAATGACAAAGATTCGCCGTGATGCACAGCGACAAGGCGTATCGTTAAGCGTAGATGAGTTTGCAAAACGGCTTGGCCGTGAGGTTGCGGCAGCACTCAATCTGTCACTGACAAGTGTGTATCAGCAACTGATTGCCGAGGCTGTCCAAGCCACCGGTGTGGCAGTAGATCCATTAACGCTGACACTTCGGATTGCGCCGGAATGGGATACGTATGTAAATAACCGTGGCAAGCAAATTGAAGACACCACTCGCCGATACTTAATGGCTATTATCAACGGTGGCATCATCAGTAACGATGCGCTGTTTGATATTCCATTTGGCGACCGCCGAGCGGAGATTATTGCAGTCACCGAAATCACAAATGCTAAAGCAATGGTAATCATCCAGATTCAGGCGATCCTTGCAGAGCAAGGCATTCAGACACAACTGATATGGGTGACGGCGCAGGACGAACTTGTGTGTAGCAAGTGCCGACCGCTCAATGGACAACCGCAATCCGTATGGAACACCCCTCCCCCAGCGCATCCATACTGCCGATGTTCATTGCGATTGGAGGTTGTGTGAAGACGTACAAGGGAGTCATTCTTTCGCCGTTCTTGAAAAAGATGATTCGCAATCGTAGCGATGATTACGGTGTAAAGCTGGAACGACACACGACTGACCTGCTTCGAGTATTGGCTTCTCGAGGGCGCGACTACGTGTCGCAGTATCCAGCACAGCGACCGCTTAACCTCAAACGTCCACATTGGCGACGTGGTATCGGTATGGTGTACATCAAGAAACGTGGCGGTGTAAGTATCTACGAGCGGTCGCAGGTCTTGTTTGCACGCTGGGCAATTTCGCAATTTCCCACGCAAGTAGTCTTGTACAATACCGCCACATACTCTGGATTGGTGCATCGGGAAGACATTCAGCGGTTTGCTCACATGGGGCTTTGGAAGACTGATGCGAACATGATTCAGCACCTTCGCAAAGAAATGCGTACCATCATCCCAGGTGGAATCATGTCAGTGGTGAGGGCATTATGACAGAAATTATTATTCGTGATGGCGTGATTGAAACGCTTCCAAGTGCATGGAATGTTCTTGCGTGGGATTCTACACGCAATAACAGTACGCCGGTGGCAACCAATCTTGCACTTGCATCCTATAGTACATGGTCAGAGTTTGCGCTTAGCAACGACTACAACTTGCTTTCTACGTTCAATCAGAACGATGCAAGCGCACTTCCGGTTACATACAATCTTCCTGGCACTGACATTGACGGAAGCGTGATGGAGTATGCAGGAATGCAAGCTCCGGTGTGGACGTATAACGGCGATCCGATTGGCCCGTTTTCGGGAGTCGTTGGATTTGGCGGAGTGCTTCACCTGTCATTCACAAGTGTTAGCGTAGATGTACGGCAGTTGCTTATCTCGATTGGCTCAAAAACATCTGGTAATGAGCCGTCATGGGCGTATGCGTCTATGAACTATTGGTTTGATGCGAGCAATGGACATCATTACATTGAGTGTCGAGTGGGTATCACCATTAAGAGCGTTAAAGTGAATGGGTTTACCTACAACATTCCTCACCTATACGTGATTTATAAAGATACCTTTGGCAATGCCATTAAGTTTTATGTGGACGATGTGGAGATTGCATCAATTCCGTTGCTGTCAACATCTGACCCAGAGTGGTCAACCGTTAATCAAAATGACGATCTTGATAGCTGGTGGGCAGTAAGCGATTATGGATATATACCAACGGCTGGCACGGTTGCATCGGCAGTTAATGTGTACACATTGTTTGTGATTGATTACAGCGAGTTTTACATCAACCACGCTCCTTTACTTCAACTGTGTCAGTACCGATATGGCATTATTACTGATACTCATCCGGCAAATACAAGTACTACTACGTTAACCGGAGCGACGATTGCAATTTTTGACGACAGTATTTTTGACTCAATGTTTATTTAGGAGGAAACATGGCTACATGGAATACACCGACCGATGTGATTTCCGGTCAAGCACTCACATCATTGCTGTGGAATGACCAGCTCGGCGCAAATGGCAGTTTGCAGTATTTGTATGATGAATTAAACGGCATTCAACTAAAGCGACATGTGGTGCTGTACAAAAGCACAAACACGGTGTTTGCGGCGGCTGGCAACAGCGACATTGCGTTTGACACAATCGTTGCTGATTTTGCTAATCAGCAGTTGAACTTTGCAGTAACAGTTCCAATCACAAACATTCCCATTCCGGCAGCAGGCATGTATGTGGCAACCTATCAATTTCGTACCACCGCTGCCAACATCGTGCGTAGTAATTTCTTTCTTGTCAGTGGAGCAATTACTCGGCAATTTACTGATACAGCAAACACGACTACGGCCAACGTACTGCACTCACACACCGTAATGTTTTATGCTCCAGCGTCAAGCACAGTCAAGTTGAACACGCAGGTGTCTGCTGCCAACACGGTTACCGCCGCAGCTCCGTCGGCAACGGACGGGAGTCAGGTACTGACGATTGCGAGGATCTAATGGAAACATGGAAAGCTCCTGCTTCAGCTCGGGAGGCGGCACGACGGGCACTAGAAGTCCGCGCTGAAAAACCCCCATCACAGCGTGGCATGATTTCTACCGGTCTTGCACGGGCACGCCAACTGATTAACAACGATGACTTTACGGAGAATGA